GTCTCCAATCTCGGCAAGCGGGACAACCGCCATTACGGTCACCATTGACCAAGCCGCGATTACTGGGGCTACCGCCGCCACCAACGCACAGGTCGTCCGATTCCTCGTCAAGAACACGACTGGCACCACGATCCCGAAGGGTTCTGCGGTGTATGTGTCTGGCGCGACTGGCGACAATGCGCTAATCTCCCTCGCCTCTGCCACCTCCGACCCATCGTCGTCCAAGACGCTTGGCCTTACCGCCGAAGCGATTGCGAATGATGCGTTCGGGTACGTCATTGAGGCTGGATATCTCACCGATATCGATACTTCTGCAACCACCGCTGGCGCAGCCGTCTGGCTAGGGGATACCCCTGGCTCGCTGTCTTTCGTAAACCCTCCAGCGAAGCCTAGCCACTCCGTCTATTTGGGCGTTGTGGTCCGCGTGCAGGCGATCAACGGCTCAATTCTGGTCAAAGTCCAGAACGGATACGAACTTAACGAGCTACACGACGTCAATGCTGGGTCGCCAGCAGACGGACAAGCCTTAATCTGGCAGGCATCTACAAGCCAGTGGGTAAATCAAACGCTGTCGTCCGGCGGTCTGGACGCTTTCTTACTGATGGGAGCATAAATGGCAACGACATATAAGGTTCTAGGACAGATCGAACCGTCAGCAAACTCCGTGACGACGGTGTATACCGTCCCTTCGGCAACGCAGGCGGTGGTATCAACCATTACGGCGTGCAATCAGGGTACTGGTTCTGCAAATATTAGAATTGCAGTTCAGCCAGACGCGGAAACTCTTGCTGATAAGCATTATGTTGCATACGACGTTACTATCGCAGCAGGTCAGACAGCAGCATTTACACTTGGTATCACAGTTGACGCAGCAGATATCATTGCAGTTCGGGCATCGACAGAAACTGTTTCATTCAATGTATTCGGAACGGAGATTTCCTAATGTCATTTGAAGTATTTGGTGACGGGATTGCCCTTAGAAATAAAGGCGATATCCTTTCGTCCGACGGGACAAGTGGATACGTTGTTCCAGTTGGTACCGAAGGTCAGATACTTACGGCACAATCGTCTACAATTTCTGGTCTTGCGTGGACTGATGTTGTAACTGGGGATGCGCAAAAGTTTGTTTTCATATCGTCAACTACAATCTCCGCTGCAACTGCCACAGTAACCCTTTCTAGCATCCCACAAACGTATAGGGATCTTTTACTTATTGGGTCGGCAAAAAGCACTGCAACATCACTTACAACCGCTGGAACCGTAACGATAAACTTCAATGCCAATACAGGATCCCTATTTGACCGCGCAATCATAACCGCACCAGCGACAGCGACAACAATTTCAGATTCATTTGCTAATGGTAATAGTACAGTAGAATCAACATTAGTTCCATACGATGGAAGTTCTAGAAGTGTTTTTGAAACACATATTATGAACTATACAACCTCAGCAGTTACTGGATGGTCAATGGGTGGGTGGGTATCAAGGGAATTGAATAATAGCGCAAAGGGAAGGTTGAGTAGGATTTATTTCAATGCCAGAGGTGCAAAAACCCCAGTAACATCAATCAATGTGGTACTAAGTCCAGCATTTGCAACTCAAGGATTTAGATTAGAGTTATTTGGGATTAAGGAGTAATTATGCCAACACAAGGAGAAATTAGCCTTAGCCCAGTTAGCGCAAAAGGCGATATCCTAACACACGACGGATCATCTAGGTCAAGACTTCCAGTTGGTACAAATAACCATATTCTTACCTCAAGATCTACTGCAACATCTGGAATTTTATACGAAGCCAAAACAGTTAATGTTGGAGACTTTGTTCTAATCGCATCTTCGACGTCAACTACCTCGGCAACCTCAATGAGCATTACAAATGTATCCCAGTCAACATACCAACACTTCCTGCTAACTGGATCAATGGTTGGTCTTGGAGGATCATTTGGCGGAGGAATTGTTCTGACAAATAACCAGTCTGCATCTGGAACATTTCCTTGGATGTATGTTCAAACGGATACTGGTGGATTTGAAAGAAATCTAAGCGATAACGACACGGCGCTAAGAATCGCAAACAGTGCGACATCGGCAAATGGAAATATGTATTTCAGAGTAATGTTCTTCAACTGGGGCATTGGTGGAAATAACGATCAAAGTACTTGTAATGGGGTATTTTTTGAATCAACATTTGCTTCTGGTACTGCATCCGAGGGTAACACCTATGGAATTTCATCAATGGAAAATGCAAACTTTAACACCTCCACAACTGCAAGTCTATCTACAATCGTGATAAAATCCCATCAAAATGATGGAACTTTTGGAGCAGGTTCCGTTCTTCGACTTTGGGGAATTAAGAAAATCGACAGAACGTATGCGTAAGGTGATATATGTCAATTAGTTCAAACAGCATTCAGGGTTCGCCGTTTAGCACCAAGGGTGGAATATACATCCACAATGGAACAACCACTCAACTTTTAACTGTTGGCGCAAGTGGATTTGCACTTGCATCCAGTTCTTCGGTAACAGCAACGTCTCTTACGTACAAAAATCCTCCTGTCGGGGATTCTGTTTATTATGAAAAAATTGCATCAACCACCTTGACCACTGTCTCTACGTCAGTGTCATTTTCGTCAATTACGAGTGGGTATAAAGATCTGTATCTTATCGTTCAGGCAAGAAATACGTCGACTGGAACAATAGGCGCAGATGCCCTAGCCGTAGACATATCATTTAACACTGATACTGCTGCATCCAATGCAAAATATTCATCTTTTGGCATAAGAATCCACAGCGCACTTAGAACATTAGAAAACCTAACGTCACAAGATAAGATTAAAGCGTGGTCTTCAATTACAAGTGCGTCAAATACGGTTGGGACGTGGGGTATGTTGGAAATGAAAATTAACCAATACACAAATACAGCAACAAAAGTCGGCTCGTATTTTTCACATTCCTATGCAGATAATTCAACAAATGGGGCGTCATTATTTCATTCCTTGTCGTATTCTGGGACATTAGCAATTGACAGAATTAATTTAACGCCTTCTAACGGTGGATCTTTCACAATAGATTCTAAATTCATTTTGTATGGATCAAAATAAGGAGAAAGTATGTTTAAAGTAATTACGGATTGCTCAACTGGGGAAACGGTTCACATCCCACTCACAGAGGCAGAGATTGCTGAGCATAATGCTGCGGTTGCTCGTTCGATTGCAGAGCAGGAACAGCGAGAGAGAGACGAACAGGAACTTCTTGCACGAGAAGAGGAAGCCCGTGAATCAGCCCGCGCTAAGTTGGCAGCACTTGGGCTAACCGAGGCAGAAGTCGCGGCGCTCGTTAAGTAATGACCGAGCTGGCCCCCGTCCTGACTGGGTGCCACGTCTGCCGATCTCCATTTGTTGAGACGATCAACAAGAAGATGCGAGACGGCGTGCCGGATATGAAGATCTCGGAGTGGCTTTCAGAAAACGCACAGTACATCAGCCGAATCACCCTCGGCAAACACAAGCGTGAACACCTGACTGAGCCACACGAACGTCTTCGCCAGCAGGCCGTCAACGTGATGAAGAAGCAGCAGAAGACGATCAAGGCAACGGGCGACCTTGCTGGACTCGTTAGGGACTACGTCCACAGTGCGGTGGAGCAGGGGATGATGACACCAACGCTCGCGGAGGGGTTGCGGGCGCAGGAGATGATCGACCGCAGACAGGAGAAGGGCGCCGACCGAGAGATCACCTTGCAGCTCGCAGGGATCTTGGGCGGCACAGGCGCCGCGTATCAGGTACTAGAGGCGAGGGAGATTAAAGCAGTCGAATCGGGGGAGTAGGAGTATGCGTGCGACTGGTCCTTCTTGCAATCCTTTTCTCACTCTCTGCGGGTCCAGTACTCGCACTTGACGACACCAACCTCTGGGATCAGCAGGTTGACTCCAACGGGACCATTACCCTAGAGGAAGGTTCCATCACGATCCAAGGATCGAATAACGCAGGCGCTGGCTATCCGTGGCAGAACACCATCACAGCAATCACGACGGACTCCTCCCTAGGAGAGACGGTCTCCTTTGATTGGTCCTTCTGGACAACGGACAGCGCCTACTTTGACAGACCACAGGTTCTTTGGGACGATATGTGGTATGATCTTGCGAACCACGTCCAGCAGGCCAGCGGGACATCGGAGGGATACATCACCGCTGGCGGCGCCTTCGGGTTCCGTATTCTTTCACTAGACTCCTGCTGCGGCGCTGGTTTCCTTCAAGTATCCAATACGACGTGGGTCGTCGGACCAGCTCCAACCCCAACCCCAAGCCCAACACCGGAGCCTTCTGTTGATCAATCTCCAGAACCGACACCAACGCCAGAGCCTACGCCCGAACCGACGCCGACGCCAGAACCTTCTCCGACGCCTGAGCCGACTCAAGAGCCTACGCCAGAGCCAACTCCTGATCCAACTCCTGAACCGACTCCAGAACCTGAACCAACGGTAGAGCCAGAGCCGACAGATGAGCCAGAGCCGACTGCCGAACCCGAACCGTCGGAGGAACCTTCAGAGGAACCTGAGCCGACTCCTGCTCCTACTGACGAGCCTAGCCCTGATCCTGAGCCTGAGCCTACTGACGATCCTGACACCGATCTGCCTACCGTAGACGAGGTAGCAGAGGCTGTCGGAGAGGCAGTAGATGCCGCACTGGAATCAATCACAGAGGTTTTTGACAGCATCCTTGCGGTTACGGAGATCGGTAGTGACCTTGATGAAACGGAAAAAGAAGACGCGCAGCCAGTTGCAGCGGCAATTGTCGCAAGTCAAATTGCAACTTCGGCAGCAGCATCAGCAGTTCGCTCGATGGGCGGAACGCCAAGTGGTGGCGGCGGGGGCGGTGGTGCGAGCGGTATGGACAAACCTCGCAGCAGTCAAAAGGGGAACCGACGTGTTTAAGAACATCATTACCGACCTCATCAGCGGAGCCTGGACCGTCCTAGGACTCCTCTTCGCGGTGGTGGTCCTGCCAGAGGGTCAGACGCAGACCACGATGGCAACACTATTTGTACTACTCACCATTGGATGGCTCGTCACAGGGCCACTACGCTGGAAGGATTAAGATGAAATTCAAGGTCAAGTCACAACTCGATCACGTTGAGAAGGGCGGCATCCTAGACGATTGCGGTCCATCCAGCACGGCAGCCGCCGTGGCGTGGGCGTCCAAGTACACAGTTGACCCGTCCGCTGGCGATGGCATCAAGGCGAAGGCGAAGGCAACAGGGTTCGTGGAGAAGGAAGGCGTGTCCGACAACGGCTCTTCCCTCATTGACTTGATTAAGACCGCCAAGGAGATGGGCGCCAAGGCACGATACGCCAAGTCGTGGGATGACGTCGTCATCTCCGCACATCGCGGTGCCGGACTCATCATCTGGGTCCAGCAGGCTGTGGATTACCCAGCCGTGGAGATCAGCGAGTGGCACAAGAAGTGGCAGAACTACTGGATTAAGAAAGATAAGAAGCACATCGCCGTTGGCTACGGTCATATGACCGCAGCAGGATGGGACGCGGTTGATGGCTGGCAGTGGGCGTGTCCTACCCGTAGCGGGAAGGGCAAGGAGAAGTTCGGGGTCGTTGTGACCGAAGAGCAGCTCAAGCAGATTGCCGCAAGCAAGAAGAAGATCACGGGTGGCGCGGCTTTCAAGCACGTCGCCATCGTGGAATGGAAGTAAGGAGTCCCAATGTATAGCGACATCAAGGCGGGCATCCGCTGGATCATTGACAACACAGGCGTAGACGAGGCACTGATTGAGTTCGGACGAACCTTCATCACGGTCTCCATCTCCGTCGCCCTCGGTCTTGGCATCCCACTCCTAGACATCACAGGCGGAGACTTCCGCACGGTGCTGTCCGCAGGACTGGCATCAGGCCTTCAGGTACTCATCAAGTTCCTTGACCCAAAGAACAGCGCGTTCGGGATCAAGGAGAAGTCCCCAGAGGACAAGGCTGCTGCCGACAAGCAGTTCGACATTTAAGATGGCTAAAGAGGATTTGGAATGGTTGGTCGGAAGCGCAAAGCGCGGATTTAAGTCCGAGATCCAAATCCGCCAAAAGGGTGCCGACAAATACTCCAAGTTGGTGGAGAAGGCACGGGCTGCTGGCGGGACAGTCACGGTTGTCCCAAAGGGACAGAAGCGCACATTCTCCGTCAAGGCAACTGGCAGCGCGGCATTCCGTGGTGGTCCAGCCCTTGGATCATCCGCCTACGAATCTTTCGTAGCGGCGGGTGGCAAGGTGAAGGGATCTGGGATTAAGTCTCAGGGGTCTCTTCCAAAGGGAGTTGCGGCAAGCAAGTTCGGGATTATGAAGCTCGGAATGTCAACCGATACACCATCCTTCAAGAAGCGCAAGAAGAAGAAGTTCGGACAGGGATAATGTGGGTTTACGTCGGGGGGACGTTTGATCTCTTCCATTACGGACACGCTCGGTTCCTAGAGCAGTGCGCAAAGCACGGCAAGGTGATCGTGGCACTCAACACGGACGAGTTCGCTGCTCGGTACAAGCGGCAGCCCGTCTTGACACTTGGGGAGCGGATTGAGTCGGTTCGGTCCTGCCGATGGGTAGACCAAGTAGTGGTCAACATCGGGGACGAGAACACCGGGGAAACCATCGACTCTATGAAGGACAAGAAGATCTCCTACATTGCCCACGGAGACGATTGGCAAGGAGAGTCGCTCCTGAGTCAACTCGGTATTAGTTCCGAGTGGCTCAAGGAACGAGAGATCGCAATGCTTTACTTAAAGTATACAGACAGCGTCTCCACCAGCGATATCATTAAGAGGGTCAATGGCAACATTCACAGCGATTGTGACTGCTCATGCGGATGCAGCGGGGATGGTACGCACGGTCGACTCCCTGCTCGCTCAGAGTAGGAAGCCCGATGAGATCATTGTCCTCGCTAGTGACATTGATCTGGAGGAAGCTCGCAAGCGGTACACTGGTGTCACCTTCTACGCAGAGCCGAACCTTGAGGACTGGGGCCACGACAAGCGGGCCAAGGGGCTTGACCTGGCGACATCTGATTACGCGGGTTGGTTCAACCACGACGACTCCTACGACCCGCACTACATCGCGGAAATGATGTGGCAAGCAGAACTTGGCAATGATGTGGTATACTGCGGGTGGTCCAAAGATTCCGCCCCGCAGTTTAGGTCGGCAAAATCCACCTCTGGTAACTACATCGTAAAAGTTGATGTTGCCCGCAAAGCTGGGTACACTGACCGCCACTACGAAGCAGACGGCACCTTCATTGACAGGATCGCCGCCGTCACCAATTCCATCAAGTTCCTTTCTGGGACTTTGTATTTCCATAATGAGGTGAAGTAATGCCGAAGAGCGCAGCGTGGCAACGTAAAGAGGGCAAGAACCCAAAGGGTGGCTTGAACGCCAAGGGACGCGCATCTTACAAGGCACAGACTGGCGGGACGCTTAAGGCTCCTGTCAAGAGTGGGGACAACCCACGACGCGCTTCATTCCTCGCCCGTATGGGCGGTATGCCTGGTCCAGAGAAAGACGAGAAGGGACGACCGACTCGACTCCTCCTCAGCCTGCAAGCCTGGGGGGCGAGCAGCAAGGCTGATGCAAAGAGCAAGGCAGCATCTATTAGCAGTCGCCTCAAGGCGAAGAAGGCTTGAAGCCGCTCAGTAACGATGTTGCTCTCGACCTCGCTCGCGGCAGGTCCGACATTGAATTCTTCGCACTCCGATGGCTCGGCATTCAGGGAAACCCAGGTCAGGTAAACTGGTGGAAGGCGTGCAGTGAAAGAGACGAAACGGGCTACCGCCCGCGCTACATCACGACGGTCGTCTCAGCTGGGAACCGTGCAGGAAAGACTCTTGCTATGGCTGTTGTGTGTCTCCATCACGCGCTATACAAACTAGGGACAGCCAACCCAGACCCCAACGATCCAGAGTCCGCAGTCCGCTGGTCAAACGCTCCATACGAGTGGTACCACGTAGGCATCCAGCAGGAGACCGCAGAGTTGGTCTTCCGAGAGGTAGAGGCAATCCTCGGCGGCAACCATCCGGCACAGAAGAGCAGGGGTTGCCCGCTCTCCAAGGAACTAGGCAAGATCATTGACACCTCCAAGAAGTATCGCGGAGAGTATCCTTGGATCAAGTTCCACCCCGTGGTTGGTGGGGCCAGCATCCACTTCCGCACCACACAGGATCGCGCCAAGGCACTCCTCGGCAAGGATATGAACGGCATCTCCTTTGACGAAGCAGCCTTTGAGCCGCACCTCGTGATGATCTACCAAGAGGTCTTGAACCTCCGCCGACTCTCCACTGGTGGTCCGCTCCACTTCATCGGGACACCAAGCGAGGGCATCAACGATTACTCCGAACTCTGGGAGAAGGGCAACCCAGAGAACCCAGCGAGGGACGACAAGTTCACTTCCTTCCGACTCTCCACCCGCGACAACATCGGATACGGGTTGACGCAGGAGAACTTTGACGATGTGGTACGCCAACAGGCTCCCTACCTAGTCCCACAGAACATTGATGGATACTTCATCGAGGCGCGAGACGCCTTCTTCTGGAGCCAATCCATCCTCGCGTCCTACAAGACGCTAGACGCAGAGATCTCACCAGAGCGGAATCACCGCTATGTGCAGGGCGTAGACCCAGGAATCTCGCACGACGCGACCTGGGCGATCACACTGGACATCACCGACCGCAGGAAGATCCGTGGCGTGCGCATCCGAAAGCGCAGCGGCAAGCAGAGTATCTCCGCAGTTGTTAATATGGTGAGAGAGGGACACCTCCTCTACAGCCAAGACGGCGCCTTCTGCACCACCATCGTGGACTCTACTGGTCTCGGTGGCAGGCTCTTCCAGCAGGAGTTCTCAATGATCCGCCCGCTCCGAGGCTTTGACTTCGGTGGCACCAAGGCGAAGAAGGTGGAACTCCTGAACGACTTGAAGGCCGTGATTGACAAAGGTCAAGTCGAGTTCCCCATTGGTGGTCCTTGGGACGAGCTGAAGCGGCAACTCCTCATCTATCGACTTGACGATAAGAAACTTGAACAAGACGCCGTGATGGCACTAGCAATCGCCGTGCGACACGCGCTGCGTAATCCTGAGAAGGGCGTGGAGAATCCCACCTTCACCTATTTTGGAGTGAGTGATTAATGGCTAAGGTCCGTAAGATCCCAGCAGTGTTCCAGGATACGCGAGGCGTACCTGGTCAGTACACGACTGACCCAGAGGTCGCAAAGCCAGAACAGATTGCTGCCATTGGCAAGGCCATTGACAAAGCGCGACGACTTCAGAAGGGCGCTGTTATCCGCGACCGACTTGATCGTGTCGCCCCACTCGCCACATCACCGACGAAGATCAATAGCTCCGGCGGCGGCTCCCTCCGCCTACCCGCCGGAGCTTCTAACTCCCCGCTCCCACGAACCGCACCAGTGGCGAATGCCCCTGTTGCAATGAACGCCACCTCCAAGGGCAGCCGACGCGCCCCTGGGGGTTTCTCTGCTGGTCTACGTGGTGGTTCTGGAACCCTCCGCATCCAGCCGAACGTAGAGAAGTTGTCGCCAAGCGAAGCCGCATCGTTGAAGATGCTGGAGTCCTCGCTGGTTGCGCAGGAACTTGATCCAAAGCAGAACGAAGACTACACCTTGCTCCAAGAGATCCTTGGTCGCAAGCAGTTGGTCGATCCAGAGCAGAACCGCCTCAAGGCGCTGTTCCGCCGTATGGACAACCTATATCACCCAGAGACGATGACGCTCGGTGGTGCCGACCACTGGTCAGAAGACCCAAGCGCACGCCTTGCTGGCCGCGCCCACGTCTCCGTCAACATCCACCACGCCTACGTCCAGATCCCTGCGGCGATCCAAGCGGTTCGCCCAGTCATCAACTACGTTCCGACTGGCTCTTCACCCGAAGACCGTAATGCAGCCCAGATCAGGGAGCAGCTCTACTTCCGTTGGTGGGAATCAAACGAGATGGATCTCCAGCTAGAACAGGCTGCCCTTCTCAAAGAGCTGTACGGCCACACCGCCGCCAAGGTTTACTGGGATCCAATTGAGCGTGTTCCAAAGATCTCTATCATCGAACGCCCTGAGAACCTCTACCTCGGCTTCGGCAACAGCGACTACAACCGCCTAGACTGGGCGCTCTACACCTACGGAATGTCGCCACAGTCCATCCAAGAGGACTACGGCGTCAACGTGATCCCTGTCAAGCAGGGAGAGAAGTGGTTCCCATACACGAGCCGTGGCAGCCACGCTGACCCAATCGGAAACGTGTGGGCGAACGCCTTTGAGCGCAACCCGCTCCGCCGCGAGACTGCCTACGAGCAGATGCAGGTGGAAGTCTACGACTACTGGTACAAGGTACCAACGTCGCCAGGGAAGGCGCCGTTGGTGTACAATGCTATTTACGTGGGCAACACGCTCGTCAAGAATGACGCGCACCCTGAGTACGCAGGACAGATCCCGTACATCCACCTCCCGAACGGGAAGATCCCAGGCAGCCCATATGGCAAGCCTGCGCTCTACGATCCTGAGCAGCTCCTCCGCGAGAAGGACGAGCGCATCACTGCAATGGCGCAGATGATCCAGTCCATCGTCGGTGGTCAGATGTGGCAGTTGGTCGGTGCTGAGGCTCCTGACGAGGTACCACCGAACGCGCTGCCAAAGCCTGGTCGCGTGGCAACCCCTGGACCTGGCAACGAGCTTCGTGCCATCCAGCCGTTCATTCCACAGTTCCAGATTGAAGCCTACGTTGCCCGCATCGACCGAGAGTTGACGGTGGCGACTGGACTCAACGACTTGCTCCTTGGTCTTGCGCCCGCGCAGGTGTTGGGTTCGTCCCGCGCCATCGCCGCTCTTATCGCCAACTATGAGTCCCGCCTCGCGCCGAAGCGCAAGGTGTTCTATGCCTGGATGAAGAAGGTTTGGGAGATGTGCGCTCGCGTGTGGGAGGCTAAGGACCCTGCGGTTAAATCCCTCATTGCCGGAGAATATCGCATTGAGATTATTGCTCCAGAGCTTACCCCACGAGACACGCTGGAACTTGCCAGCACCGCGATCAACCTCGTGCAGAACCGACTCTGGTCGGCAGAGCGTGCGATGGACCGCGTGGGCGTGGAAGATCCGATTGGCGAAAAGGAGCTCATCCGCGACGAACAGACGGATGCAACCCTCAACCCTGCTGCTGTTGCCACGATGACCCAAGTAATGGGCCAGATGCAGCAGATGCAGATGGGTCAGCAGCAGATGCAGCAACAGGCCCAGATGATGTCAGAAGAGCAGGCGCTCAACGCCCAGCGAATGTCGCAGTCTGGCGTCCCAGGAAGCGAGTCACTCAACCAACCAGAGAATCAAGCGCAGTTGCCGCCTGAGGCAACAGCTGCCAACGCGGCGGCTCCGGGCGAGGCCAACCTCGTTCCGGCCCCAACAGCAACAAATGAGGTACAAGCCTAATGGCACGACGCGGACGTTTTGGACGAGCTGAATCCGGGGCAGGCAATCTTTCCTCGGTTATCCAGAATCTTATTCGACAGCAGAAAGCGGAAGAGGAGCGTCTTCTCCTTCAGGCATTCTATGCTGGAACGGCGCTGTTTGGCAAAATTCCGACCATTGCAGATGTCACCGAGTTCTACACGGAACTTGCTGATCTTGGCGGGTTTGAAGAGGGCGGCATTGAATGGGAGACTCTTCTACAGAAGATTTCCGAAGCCAACAACTTTGACATCAACCGAGATTATCTTGGACTTGTAGAAGAGTTCAACGCAACTAACGGGGCCAACTACGATCAGCTAATGGGCTTCCTCAGCGGAAGGGCAAAGGACTCTACAGATCCAGAAAACCTTAATACCTATGAACAGGCAATTAGCTCAACAAGGTCTGCATATATTGGGCATCAAGGCAAGGCTCTGTATGATGGGCAAATTAGCATAGAGGACTTCCGCGCTAACACGCAAGAGGTTATCTCATCAATTGACCCATCAGATCCACTTAAGTATGAGATCGTTACCACAGCCTACAGCGCAGAATGGGTGTCTCAGAAGAATAAGTGGGACACTCGGCTATTGGCCGGGAACATTAACGTCAACCAGTATGTTGCCCTGGTTAAAGAGTTCAGGACAAGTATGCTTGCCAATGGAATCACCAAAGAGAGTATGTTGTTCAACAATACCGTTGAGGCAATTGTTCGAGCAAAGAACTCGTATGGAGGAGATGGCGGAAGTGTAGCCAAAACCAGGATTACCAAGAATACTGAGTCCCTTGCCTCGGCATACCGTATTGCTGCGTCCTCAGTCGGAATCGGAGACACAGCCGATCTTGTTGAACTAGAGGAAAACCCAGACAAAGTATACGAGTACATTCGCAACAATCCAGAAGTATTCTTGATGTACGATGAATATTTGATTAAAAATCCTGGGGCGGAAAACGCACTCACGGCTATCGGGATTGACATTGATTCCCCAGAAGATTTTAAGAACTGGCGAGAAAGAAAGCTTGACCGGGTGGAGGCAGACTATGCCGTTGCCGGCGACCGGGACAAATACCTGGAGGTCAACCGAGCAAACCGAGCAAGCGGCCGTGGATCTGTGCAAGACGACTTTGCCTTCGCCTCACAGGAACGCAACAGGATGCTTCGAGATGCGACTAACCCGATTGATCAAGACTACATTCGGAGCCAGTGGCGAGCCTACGTAAATGGTGGAAATTCAAAGCTCTTCGGCATTATTCCTGGTGGAAATGTTCAGAACTTTGCATTGACCCTTGCCGCAGACTCAGAATACCTTTATCAGCTTTATGTCAATGAGATCGACCTCGCCAATAGACAAAAGATTGGCGAAGGCATTGCTTCGCTTTCCGGTCGATACGACGATGTTGGTGGAGAGCAGAACATCGACAATGATTGGCAGTATGCAGAAGAAACTGAAGGAGAATCTCTACAGTTGCGATCTGGGGTTGCTGCTTGGGATCCAAAGGGACAAATCGTTATTGCTCCACCTAACGCAAGCTTTGCTGATGGCGTATATAATCAAATTACATTCGGCAAGGGTCCGGATGGATCGCTTGAGCCATTTATCCAAGTTATTTCTGGAGAGCCTCTTTACAAAACGGGAGAGACAGGTGGGGAGCCAGTTGGCCACGTTTATGATGTCAATGGGGTCACGATTGCCCTTGATGGCGAAGGGAACAAGATCAATGCCCCGCTAAACAAAGAGTTTAATCAATACACATTCTCTGGCGACGCTATGAAGGCCGGAAAGGCAGCGATCATCGACACATCCTTGGCCTCAACCCCAGCACTGTTCCGTGCTGTTCGTCAAAAGATTGAGCAGGTACTTCTTAACAGTGCTTCAATTCCAAATCCGGTAAAAGAAATAATTAAGTCTGATATTGGTGAGGTTCAGAAAGCAGCAAACCTTCGACAAGCAAAACAACTTCAGACCCTGCCAAATCTTACCCCACAGCAACGAAGGGATATTTACCTTCTTCAAGGGTCTGATGTGTCTACGTGGAATCAATTTGTTTCTCCAAATCTTGACAAGTACGAAGAGGTTCGATCAGGAGTTTGGGAACTAAAGCCTGAGTTTGAGAACAGAACTACAAGCACAATGGACCCTGCATCCTTCCAAAGCAATGCTCTTCCAAAAGTTGTAGATATCAGAACACCAAAAATGAAGGAAGACGAAAAGCAGAAGAATCCATTGCAAGCAATTGCAGAGTTTGGGTCAATGATCGGAACAGGGGTAAATGCCGGAATGTTTAACGTTTTTGGCGGAGGATCCCCAAGGCCGGAGCTGAAAGGTCCTGCGGATACGTTCTTTAGGAACGTTACTCCCCCAAGCGTAAACAACCAAGATATTATTGCAGCAAGGGTACGTGCCTCTAACAAGCCGGTTGTTCCAATTGTTCCTCAATTTACCCCGCAACAGGTATCTCAGTCGCTTGTTGATTTCCGAGCTGGAGAGCGCAAGCCTCTGAGCATTCCTACAAGGCCTCGGTTTACCCCAGAGGAAGTTGAGCAGTCGCTTGTTGATTTCCGACGCGGTGAAAGGGAAATGAGTTAATGCCAAGCGTATACAATCCGCCAAAGGATGGAACGTCAGGCGGATTTAAGCAACCTGGGGCAGCAAAAACAAGCCAAGATGAGATTAATAATCTTGGTCGTGTTGCGTTCAATATCGCCAAGCCCGGAGAAAGTATTCGCGAGTCGACGGAAAACGTCACTGCCGGATTCATCAATATGGGCAAAGGTCTCGTCAACATTGCCGAGAATCTTCCTCTTGTTGGCGTTGCAGCAAAGCCGGCAATTGGTCTCGTTGGTGGTGCGATAGACCTTACTCTTGGCAATGTGGTTCGATTGGCTGAGAATGTCAAAGTTGGAGACACAAGCATTGCCCAGAGGGCAGTCAGTGGACTTGAGCTACTTGGAACTCCGTTTGCCGCGGCTGCTGAAGCTGCTGGGTTCTTGGGAAAGCAAACAGAAAAAGCAGTTGCTCGCTCAAGGCTAAATTCTGCAATCCAGGGAAGTAACGACGTCATCACTGGGGTTTTTGGCAAGAATGGCCTAGACAGATACTTGGGGATGAATCTTAACGATGCTGAGCTTGATGATATTGCAGAAGAGCTTGCTTCGACTAACAGAGGGTTTTCGGACAACGAGGTTGCCAACCTTTTCTACTCCATCGTTATTGACCCAACTAACCTGGTTTCTTTTGGAACTGGTTCTGGATTGAAGGTTGCATCTCGCGCTGGAAGACTTGTGCCGACGACGGTTCGCCAGGTCCGCGCGACAGTTGCGGCAGATCTCGCTACGGCGACCGCATCGAAGAATGCAGCAAGAGTCACAGAACTTACTGGACGTTTGTCAAAGATTGACGAAGAGATTGCATTCCTGGACAAGTACGATCTTGCCGGAGAGCTGCATCGTTCTGCAACGTCAAAGCTTAAGGGAGTTGGAAGGATCTTTGGAGCCCACGCAGCCAAGGAAATGGCCTTTTCGTTTCTTCGTGTAGTTGACGTTCCAAAGTTTAAGAAGGTCCTTGACAGCATTGATCCGACGTTTTCGTCTAGAAGTTTGCGAAACTGGGCCGTCAATGCAAAGTATACTACCGGTGCAGTTGCTGTTCGGAGGGCAACAGAGACAGTCCGCGCACAATCATTTTCCACGGCAGAGTCGTACATCGACCAGCTTGTTAGCGGCATTCGCGCAGGTAAAACATTTGATGAGGTGTTTAGCGGAGCTGACCTTGCTGGAAAAACCGGAAGAAAAGCGTACACAACCCTAAAGAATATTGTGTATTCTGCTCGCGTAGGACAGCAGAGGTTGGCAAAGGCGGAGAAGGAACTTGTCAAAAAGTTGGAACGCAGTGGCGCCAGCGCAGACGTCATTGAAGCCAGAAAAATGGATCTTCGTTCCTCAATGGCCGATGAAGTTTCTCGTCTTGATGAACCGTTCTATAGGCTTCAAAACGTTCTTCAAAAGAAGATTGAAGAGAAGGCCGCAATTGAGTCGCTCACTATTGACCAAATTCTTCAGCTTGATGACATTGCCCCAATTGTAGACGACATTGAAAGAATCATTACTTCTAGCCGTGTTCGCAAGGAGCAAATCGCAATTCGTGCTAACGCAGAGGCTAGGGCGGCAGCTGATGTAAGGATTGCTTCTGACGAAACCGTAAGACAGCTTAGGGAATCAAAGCTGGATGTATTTGACCTTGTCAAGTCTAGGTCTCCTGAGTCCATTGACCAGGTTGCTACCTGGGTCGCCGCCGGATCGGGTATGAGCATTGAGGCTGCTCGTGAGTTTGCCGCCCGTGTATTTGCAGAGTACGCAGACGACATTGAGGCGCTTGCGGATTTTGCGGCGTTTTACCGTGGTGCAGCATTTGGTGAAGCGTCACGAAAGTTGGCACGACTTGTGACAACATTTGACGAAACTGAAGAGTGGTCAAGGCTTTCGCTAGTTTCCACCAGGACGTTGACACAAGATGTCGCAGACGACGTTGTCAAGCAGTTTGCCAAGCTCAAAGAAGAGCTTGAATCAGTCAAAGAATTGCCAAAAGAACAGGGTGCGTTGTTTAACCGAGCAGCCGTAGACATCGAGCGAGACCTTCAGGCGCTTTCTGATGATCTTGCCTCACGATTTGATGAGGTTGCCCAAATTCACGGCAATGGCCGCAAGTCGACGTGGGTTCAGGTCAGTGATTACATCGAGCAAGCTGCCGTTGCCCGCGCATTTGCAATGCGCCTCACCGGTGATGACTACAAGAGGATTTATAAGCTTTGGGAAGCTGGGGATGTAAGGATGCAGGCTTTGGTTTCTGTTGGAGACGAAGTTGCAAACGCAGGATATTTCCTTGGAATGGCACCAGAGGGTGGTCTTAGGAAAATCGTTACCGTTGTTGACGATGGTACCCGTGGCGAAAGAATTGTGGATATGGTAGTTCCGTTTTTTGACAACCTGGCCGAAACATCCATTGATGAACTTGATCAACAGCTTGGAAAAATGGATCTTCGTCCAAGCCGCACACAGGGCCTTATAGATGCAGTTCATCGTCAATACGGATCTGAGATCACAAGGTCAAAGGCAACCGAGGCTTTTGTTGGAAAGATGGTCACCAAGGCGGGTCTAAATGTTGGAGAGTCCAGGGATCTTCTTACCAGGCTTTATAGACTTGCAGCAGACGTAGGCGCACAGCCACGCGGACTTTGGCCGGAACGAATTCAGGTAGAACAGATCTTCAAGGGAATCCTTGGAGAAGCACGCTGGTCCAAGTATGTCCAGGATGGCAACGAAGTAATGAAGGATATTATTGATGCCTCCGGAGGTGATCCAAGGGTATTTGGACTTACGGTGTATACCAGCACAGTTGCTAAGCGACGTTGGCCGTGGATTACCGAAATGACCGATAGAATTTTCCCATCAGCGCGTTTCGGAAGCCTTAACCCATTTTTCCAACGAGTTCTTGAGCGCATTGAAACAAAAACAATGCAATTTATTTATAATATTTGGGACGACGCCTCCGACGAAGCTGTATCTGCACTTGGCGCACAGGCTAGAAAACGAGCCTTTCTAGATCGAAGCAATATTAATCGAGAACGTGCAGACAACTTCTTTGAGCACCACTCTCGTTCCGTTAAGACTACGGCAGCTATTGCAGAGTCCTCTCAAACATTTGTGTCTCGTGCCGAACGACTTCTAAAGAGGGCTAGGCTGGCAACAGGACAAGAAGTGCTTGACGAAAAGAAAATCGTCAGGGATTTGATGGCCGACCGATTTGCCGTTGAAGAGCTAATTGCAAACACTAACCAGCTCTATCCAGATATTATGCCAAAGCTAATGCAACATTTTGGTGTAATTGATCAAAAAGATGCTCTTCGGATTTTGCTAGAAGAGTCCATTGTTAAGACAGATCCAAAGCTTCTTGCAGCAAGAATTGCAGATGAGATGCCAGTAATGCGAGGTCTTTCAATCAAGGCCCTTACCGATGGGGGAATGGCTGCGGAAGACGCGCAGAGATTGGTGGGCTTGTTCACCGGCGTTTGGGCTACACAGCTCGTCAAGGGAACTCGCAAAGCTGACACCATTCAATACTTTGCCGCACAGAGAAGCTGGCTGGAGCGCAGCCTCAACCATCCGTTCCTTGGTGTGTACCCATACTCATATATGACCAGGAAGGCAATCCCAGCAATGATGCGGCTGATGTTCTTGACACCTGGTCCTCGCGGAACAGTAATGCCGCTTACTGGACTAAACACCTGGGGAGACGTCATTGAATGGGCAGACAATAGGTCAAACAGCGAAAGCGGTTTCCTATCCGCGCTCGCCCTTGACGATGCGTTCCTCTATCTGGTTCAAACAGTCAGTCCAGTCACACCAGATTCTATGGGATTCGCGGTTGCGCCGACGTACATTCGAAGAGCAATTATGCAACCTGCCGCTCGTGGCAAGGATATTCTTGTTGGCGATCTGAGCCGAGGCCTTCTCACTGGGGCTGGCGAACAGTTCATTCGCGGAACCATCCTCGGCCAGGGTCCGCTTACGCTTGAGGCTGTCCAGTCGCTACAGAAGCGTTCTGGAGTCAACCAGGTGTTGGAAAATGCTGCTGAAACAACGCAGCAAGAAATCTTCAACGCTTTCACCAATCCATAAATATATAACTCCGACACTGTGTTGGAGATAGTAGAAAAAGGAGAATGCTGTGGCTGACGAAGTCGTAAACAGCGCCCCAGTACAGTCGGATGAGGTAGTAGCCCCAGAGGTTGCTGCTGTTCCCACTGATAACGAGGCGGATGTTACCACTTGGAAGAAGCGCCTAGCAGGCAAGGATCAGGCACTCACCGCCACTAAGAAGGAACTTGATGAGCTCAAGTCCAAGGCGGAAGAGCTTGCAAAGTGGAAGGCTGAACAGGAGCAGGCCTCAATGACCGAATTCGAGAAGGCGCAAGCCAAGATTCGGGAACTTGAAGGTAAGGCTGCTGCGGCTGAACAGGTTGCAAAGGAAGAGCGCCTCGCACGGGAATACCCGCTCGCATACCAGTTCCTGAAGGACACAGGAGGTCTGGATGAAGTTGGCAAGGCAGCAGCCTTGGAAAACTTTGTCCGTCAGGCCGCCTCTGCTACTCAGACTACCGAGCCGGAACCAGCGCCAGTGGATCCAAACAATGCGCGTCGGGCAACTGCCGCGCCAACCGAAAAGCCAACCTCGAAGAGTATCTCTGATGCTCTGAAGGCGTTGGGAAATCCATTCGCTGAGTAAGAAGGAGTAGCATACAATGGCTACCACAACTACCAGCACGACGAACTTTTCTGATCTAGTCACGCAGCTTGTTTCTGCGCGGGCTGAAGAGGAATTGCGAGCACGTGCTGTTCACGCGATGCCAGGGATGTACGTCCCTGCTCGCTTCATCAAGGGTACGAACACCCTTCGCTACGCTCGTTATGCTGACCTCGCGGTTAGCACGACGGTGCTGACGGAAGGCACCGCCCCAACGGACGATGCCCTCACGATTTCATCCGAGTTCTTCACCGCTGCGCAGTACGGCGCGACGGTTGCGGTCTCGGACCTCGCCAACCTTGACTCGCCACACGACCTCATCAGCATCGCTGCTGAGCGTGTTGCTTACAAGGCTGTTCGATCAATGGACCACCTCGTCCGCGACGAGATCTTTGGTTCGGCACTCACCAGCGCCGTCTTCGGCGCCACGGGTGCAACCACGCTGACGCAGAACACTGCCAACTCGGCAGTCGCTGCGGCGGGCCTCCTTTCAGGAGCGTTCGTTAAGCAGATGGTCGCTCGCCTCAAGGGCAGCAACGTTCCTCAGTTCGCTGACGGCACGTACCGCTGCATCATCCACCCTGCGCAGGAGTATGACCTCGTGTCAGACACCAGCGTAAACGGCTGGATCGAGTCGCGCAAGTATGTGGACAACACCAACCTGCTCACGGGCGAGATTGGTATGTTCGCAGGCGTGCGCTTCATCGTGTCCTCGGACGCCAAGGTCTACGCGACCGCTGGTGCTTCGAGCGGCAACGTGTACAACGCTCTGTTCCTCGGACCAGACGCTTACACGATTGGTGACTCGCAGACACTCCAGAGCTACTTCGTGGCTCCGGGTGGCGATCACTCCGACCCACTCGCCCAGAAGGCGTTGGTCGGCTACAAGATGCGCTTCGGCACCCTCCTCCTCGACGAGGCTGGCGCTCGCTATCGCATCCTGAAGACGCAGGCCACGGTCTCTGTCTAATCCTTAGGGATTGTCCGAAAGCCCCACTCCTTCGGGAGTGGGGCGAGTAGGGTGTGGTAGAATCAACGGAGAGGCACCCAGGAAGCCCCAGGAGCCACGATTGTGGCGGGGGTGGTGTCTAGATACCCCACAAGAGTTTGCGAGCCTCTATGCTCGCTCGGGAGGGATATGCACGTACTTGTCTGGGGGACTGCTGAACAGGGTCCCTGCGCCTACTTCCGTGGGCATATGTTTGACGAAGAGTGGAAGAAGATGGGCATCGAAGTCCGTCACATTGACAAAGTCAACTTCATCGCCAAGGATGGCGCACAAGGTCTCAGTCAAGCGGAGGCAATGGCAAAGGGTCTGCTCTCG